GGGGGAAGACAAAACTTCTTATTAAATGCTCCGAGAGTAGGCAAGACCTGTACTCGTACTCAACAAAAGCTAGACAGCGCTGCGATGCGCGGTAGTCTATAAATTACGAATTGAAAAAGAAAAAATAAAAATAATGACGTACACACCATATATTTCCCCGTTAAGATTTGCTCCTGACGGGTTTTTTTTCGTGTGACACGGTGGCGGACGGCGCAGAAAGTAGGCCGAATCTCCAGCGGATCCGTAGCCCTTCGGGGTGTAAGAACCCTGCCCGGTACGGTGAACCTGTATGCGTGAGATCCAACGACACCCGCGGTTCAGGTAGCCTTGGTCCAGAGCAATCTGGCGAGGGACCTCTGCTCTCCCACGTGGAGGGAACAGAGGCGGCCTGGGAGTGTCGGAGTGCTAGTGGGGGCTTAGGTGGTGACACCTTTGTCGACGCTAGTACCGCGGGGGTGCGAAGCTGCCCCGTCCCAACCAACCGACTCCGATACGTCAAGGAGAATAAACGAAAAAGACGTGCGAATCAAAGGGAAGGAAAACGTGCGTCCGCCCCGCTGGCCCCGGTCAGTTTCAATAGCACTGACAAGACCACAAACCGTTCTGACAACAAGTTTGCTTGCTTGGAGGATGACGACGGTGAGTTAAGGTGTACCATGAGCACCCGCCTAATGGGAAAGGCGAAATCCCTGATCCGTTTTTTCGAGACGGAGCTCGGACTTGTAGGAGATAGCAGCCTACTTCCCCCGCGTATCGACTGTGGTCATCTTCGACCCGCAGTGCGCGGTTGTTTCCCTTCAGAACTCTCAACTCTGGAGGAGCTGAGCCTGAAGACCTCACAGAAGGTCGAGAGGGGTTGCTGCAAAAATTGTGGAAAAACGAAATTTGCCAGTAAAATCAGCGAATGGAAAGAAGCAATGTTACGTCCAGCCAATGTAGATGCTAAGCACCTCAATCGCTTTCGGAAAGCACTACGACAATTAGTACCTAAAGGATGGAACAAAAGAAAGGGAGCCTTTATCCCCAATGGCTCCGCCACATTGGATACTCCGGTTAAACACGGGGGC